CCGCGCTTGCGCGGGCACCTGCAGTGCAACATCCACTGAGAGGAGTAATCCTCTCTTCCAAGAAGGGAATATTTGCAATGTCGTCCGCTGGTCTGAGGGAACGTTCCCTCCCATGTATTGGAAGGGTCGTTCTTAAAGAGCCTTTCGGCAGTGATGTCCTATGGAAGGACATTACTCTAGCGAACGGGAAACAGAAAACTGTTTCCGAAAGCCATCCTGTGAACCGTAAAACCGGTTCATATAATGACGGTGGCCCGTTTTACACGAGCCGCGTGGACTACCATATTAGTGATAGCCACGTCGAGAGAGCGTACAATTGGAGTTACCAGTCTTACATGACTGGTCCCGTACGTACGCCCTTCCCGACCGTTAGCGAGATGAATAACATTGGGTATCAAAACGCCGGCAACGCCTATGGGGCTGAAAATCAGTCCTCTATGGCCGTTGACGGTACCAATGCTATCTCTTTCGCTAGCCCTACTAACCCGGTGTCCAATCTCGGTACTACCTTGGCTGAAACCTTTAGGGAGGGAGTTCCCTCTCTTCCTGGAATTCAGTCTTGGAAGCGCCGAACCGAAGCCGCTAAGGCTGCGGGTAGTGAGTATCTCAATTACCAATTCGGATGGGCACCCCTCGTTGATGAAGTACACAGCGTGGGGAACGCCGCCCGTAAACACCGATCTCTTATGAAGCAATATGAGAAAGGTGAGGGTAGAGATACTCATAGGACATTTAGGTATCCATTGCAACGCGTGAGCAAAAGTGCAGTCATAGGAGCCGCATACCCATATGCATCGGGTTTCGACTCCTCATGGTTTAACATTAATGCTCCCGCGCCACAGCGATCTATTTCCCTGGTTAGGGAAACAAAGAGATGGTTTGAGGGGGTGTTTACCTATGCGCTTCCTTCGTCAACAGACAGCTGGCGAAAGGCGGATGGGTTCGGCCAACAAGCCGAGCACCTCTTTGGACTATCTCTCACTCCCGATGTACTTTGGGAGTTGACGCCGTGGAGTTGGGCCGTCGATTGGTTCTCAAATGCTGGAAACGTTATTAATAACGTTACCAACTTTGGGACAGCCGGTCTTGTGATGCGGTATGGTTACCAGATGGAAGAAACCATCGAAACGGTAACAGCTGAAAGTACGTCATCGGGATTTGCCCGTCCGGTCGACAAAAGTCGTCCGAACGGTCCCTTTGAAACGTTCTATGCAGCTCCTTGCACTAGTAGTATATCAACGACTACTAAGCGCAGGCTTCCCGCAAGCCCCTTCGGGTTTAGCGTAGGTTGGGAGGGTTTGTCACCCACTCAGCTCGCTATTACTGCAGCACTTGGTATTACCAGGTTGCTGTAAGCAGTTCACTGCAAACACCAACGTGGCAACATGCCACAGAACAAAGGAGTGTGCCTATGGCACTGACCGACCCGCAAAAATTCAAAGAAGTCTCCGGGACAGAAGTTACGGCTCCCCGTGTATCTTCGGGGAACTTTAATTCTATCTACGAGACCTCTGATGGCTTGAACGTTCTTACTGTTTCGACACAACAGTCGAACAGTAACCGTAAACGCCATCTTGTGCGGATCGACGTGAGTAAGCTCGCGACCAATCCGTATGAAGAAACCAAAAAACAGGAAATATCGATGTCCGTTTACTTGGTCATCGACAGACCTGTCGCTGGTTTCACCGTCGCTGAAGCGAAGAAACTGGTTGAAGGCCTTGTCGGTCTTCTCTCAGCCTCCACTTACAGCATGACGGAAAAGGTGATCGGCGGAGAGTCTTAGACCCTCTTCCTTTCACCCCCTCATACGGTATTATCCAATTGAATTTGGAGGTCACGAATGCGTGGTGATTATGATTATAATCACGCTACCTCTGGGGCTCAGTTCATTGCCTTGATTGTTATCTTGGCGATGGCCGTCCTCGGAGGGCTTACTCTAGGCCTGGTTCTTCTTACAAGTATTTTGTAAGTAGAACCTCCCTTCAGTGTGGCAGGCTAAGGATAAATATCTCTACAAGGAGAATTTATGAAAAGCCTGACATCACTCTGGAATGTGCTAGCCGATGAAATGGCTAGCAGATGCGGCACTAGCACCACCATGGACGTTAATACCGTCCATAGGCGAGTTGAACACGAGGGTTTATCGTTTCTAACGATAACCCTTCCAACCTACGGAAAAGACTTTCAGTATTGTCTTGACCAAGGGTTGGTCGTTCCCAAAGCCTTTCTTTCTTTTCGAAAGTCAGGCTCATGTCTCCCCTCATTTCTGAGAGGTTTCATGGAACAGGTGTTCAACTCTAGTACTGGTATCCTTTTGGAGGATCCAGACATTGATTCGATCCATGCCATAAGACAATTGACTTTGATCTTTGGCAAGATCGAGCTGCCGTGCACTCCCGCAAGGGAGCGTAAGGCTATGTCCGAATATATCCAATGTGATAAGGAGATCGAAAGTGACAGCAATGCCGTACCAAATTCTGATTATCAGGATTTTGGTCGTGTTAGCCGTCTACTCTTTGGTGATATATTTCGCGGGATAGATAGAGATATCTATTCCAATGAAATTACACCAAAGCACGGACCTGGAGCGACTGCTGAGAGACTTACTAGTAATGGTAAGTTTCTCACTCGCTACTGGACCGATCGTCTGGAGAAAGTTTTCCACGTTGGAGACTTTCTTTATCCTAACCTTCGTCATATTGACGGAGGTTATGACGATGTCGATTTCCTAGAACCCGACGCCGAGATGCCCTCACGGGTTATCTCGGTGCCTAAGACGCAAAAGGCACCACGCATCATTGCCATCGAGCCCTCCACTGTACAGTACGTACAGCAGGGGATACTTGAGTCGATGATGCTACATATTCGTTCATCGTTTATGAACGAGTTTATCGGATCTGATTCCCAAGAGCCTAACCAGCTCCTGGCTCAGAAAGGTTCCCTTGATGGGACCCTCGCAACACTCGATTTGAGTGAGGCGTCTGATAGGGTGTCTTTACAGCTCGTAGAAGAGTTGCTCGCTCGAAATCCTCTTGCAAAAGAGGCTATTCTTGCTTGTCGCTCCCTACGGGCTTCCGTTCCTGGCCATGAAGTAATTAAATTGGCCAAGTTCGCGTCTATGGGTTCTGCTCTCTGCTTCCCCATTGAGGCGATGGTTTTCATAACTATCATCTTTCTGGCGATTGAGAGAGAGCAAGGATACCGGTTTACCCACAAGCGGGATTTTCTCCGTTTTGTGGGCCGGGTGCGCGTCTATGGGGACGATATTGTAGTTCCCATAGAATATGTGCATACCGTTGTTGACCTTCTCGAGCACTTCGGTGCAAGAGTCGGTCGCCAAAAGTCTTTCTGGACCGGAAGGTTCAGAGAGTCTTGCGGGAAGGAGTACTATTCTGGCCAAGACGTTTCCATTGTCAAGGTCAGGAACATGTTTCCTTCGCAGCGGCAGCACGTTGCTGAGATACAGTCCGTTGTCTCTCTTCGTAACCAGTTCTATGAACATGGTTGCTGGAAAGTCGCGGATTGGTTGGATGGTCGTATTCGGAAAGTATTAACATACTTTCCTAACGTCCTACCCACATCCTCAGCGTTGGGTCGTGTCTCCTTTCTTGGTTATTTACAAGAGAGGGAATGCGAGCACCTGCATAGGCCTTTGGTTAAGGCCCATGTGGTGTCTTCGGTATCCCCTCGAGATCCTCTCGACGGGACTGGAGCTCTGCTTAAGTACTTCCTTAAGCGCGGATCCGATCCCGCGTTTGATGGAAGGCACTTAGAACGTGCTGGACGTCCTCGTACCGTTCGCATCAAAACGAGGTGGGTAACCCCATACTAATGGGGCCCCTGGACTGACGCTATGTTAGCGTCTGGCACTTAATTGTGCCAGGGAGATCAAGTCGATCTCGGCGGGCCTGTACGGCCGCCCGGGAGATGCACTTGGCAGTGC